GGGGTAGACGGATTTGCAAGCGGCTCGGAATGGCTTAACCGTGCGGGTTTGCGCGATTCAGCCGCGCGTGGCTAGGTGTGCTTATTGGATTAGGCACCGTTTTATGCGTTCACTTTGCGTTAGAAGGCAAGGCAGCGCCCTCGAAAAATATTTGCAAAAAGTTCTTGACATTACGCGCAATGCGCGTATTATTCGATTCATGCAGTGCGTTTTGTGCTGCTACCGCGCCTCGGGTCACCAGGGGCTGGAGCCTCAAATGCTCGCTCTTCCCTCCGCTTCCTCCGCTCTCCGTAACCTCTTCGATGTCGCGCATCTCGCCGAGATCGCGGCTCCTGCAAATCGTGCCAATTTGCGCACGTTCCGTGAGGCGGTCACCTCTGCGCGCCAGTACATGGCGGCTGAACGTGGTGCCAAGGCTGTCAATACCATCTGCCTCTGCGCAGACGGTACGCTCCAATTGGTGAGCGTCGGGCCGAAAGGCGGCATCAAGCGCCTCTGGAACTTCGGTGCCCTGTGAAATGGGCAACCATCCAAACCGAGGCCCGAAAGGGCCTTCTTCAAATCCTGCGCCGCAGGAAATTCGAGCGGCACGCGAGGCCGCAGGTCTCTCGCAAACAGAAGCCGGCGCGCTTGTGCATACCACTTGCCGAGTGTGGCAGCAGTGGGAGGCCGGAGACCGGCGCATGCACCCTGCCTTCTGGGAATTGTTCCGCATTAAAATTGCCCTCTAACCCGGCAGTCCAGCGGACGCCGTACCGGAGCCGCTGACTTCTGCGTTAGGGGCCAATCCCCATTGCGCCGCCATCGCTTCGGCAACGCCGCTGTAAGTCCTGCTGCGTTCCTTCCATCTGTCCGGGCCGGGGGGCATCCGATGCACACGCGCCTCGCGCCCATCAACCACATTCGTCGGCATCAGCTTCGGCAGTCCTTTCAACCAAAGGCAGGTCGCCTTCGTTTCACCGTGCCCGAATTGCCACGGCTGAATGATCTGGTCAGGCTTGCGGATGCGCGAAGAAATCACGCTTATCGGGTTCTCGATGGCAATTCGAGGAATTGGAGCGTCCATCAACGTCTGAACGAAAACCAAAGCCTCGGCCTGTTCCCTCACCTTGTCCTTAAACCAGCGGCTTCCACTCACTGCCAGGTGCGTGCAGGGCGGGTGCGCAATCATCAAGTCCCAGCCCATGTGCAGCAGTTCCGTCACGTCGCCCATGTGGTGCGGCCCTTCCACTTCCGTGGGCAGCAGGTCGCAACTCATGGCGTCGTGCCCAAGCGCACGGAACGCATCGCGCACCCGTCCGCTGTATTCGCAAGCAATCAAAACCCTCATTCCTTTTCCTTTCATTTGCCGTCTCACCAGCGCCGACTTTTGGCCCCTAACACGTCGCTCAACACGGACGCAGGCGATAAAGCCGCCTGCGCCGGTTAGCTAGGCGTTAGACGATCTCATATCCGAACGTCTTTTTCGCGTCATCAAGAGCTACCGCCGCGATGAACGCTGATTCATTCGCTGGCCTTGTCTGCACCCGGTGTAGCGCCGCTGCAAAGTGCGCCGCAATCAATCGCAGTTTGGCGGACTCAGCTGCGCCCGCATCCCATGCCTCGCGGTACGACTCGCGAAACTCAGCGCCAGGATCGCTAACGCCGTTCTCGTCAGCCCATTCGTCAAATGTCATCCTCTTCCCCTTGTCTAACTGTGCGTTCGAGCAGGACGCCAGCGACAAGGCCGCTGTCGCCCCTCAAAGCGGCGTTCGGTTTCACAACCTTTTCAGCCACGGTCAGCCCTCGCGTGAATCAGCCCGCTGCACTGCTGCACCAGTCGCGCAGCGTCGGCAATCATCGGCAGCAGCACCAGCGCCTCCGCCGCGTCGGCGCCGGCCATGTCGAAGATGCGGATCACCGCGTCAGCGAGCTCGACCTCGAGCATGGAGCGGTGCGGCAGCTTGTCGTCTGGCAGCCCCTTGCGGTGGCCCTCCATCGCTTCGCTGATCTCGCTGTGCACCAGGCACAGGAGCTCGCCCACGTTGCGCTTGGGCGGCCAGCCGTGCATCGGCTCGCCGGTGTTCAGATCGGTCCACCAGCCCGATTGCCGGGCCAGTCCGTGGCAGACATCTTGCAGGTCCTGCGCTGCTGTTCGTACTTGGTTCATTTGCCATCCTTTCTCTTTTCCGTTGACTGCTGTATTCGATAGCCAGTACGCCGGACTTCGCACAGTGCGATGGTCTTGGCCTGCTGGGTCTCGCTCATCGTGGTCCACAGCCCGATCTCTTCGACCGTGCGAAAGCACCCAACGCAAAGGTTGTGCACTGGGTCCAATCTGCAGACCTTTACGCAGGGGCTCTTCACTTGGGGAAGAATGCGTTCATCGTCACCGGCGCGACCTGCCACAGCGTGGGCAAGATCTCTTCGGCGAGGATGCGGTGCTCGAGCTGCGTGCTGGCATGCAGGCGCTGCTGCAGGTAGAAGATCCAGCTGCGCATGTTGCCGTTCAGATAGAACCGGCTAGGCGTGAGGCCTTCGGGCAAGATCACGCGGGCCTGCTCTTTGGCGATCCCCTTGCCGAGCGCTTCCTTGTAGCGGACCTCGACCAGGTTCAGGATCTCGTCCTGCACGCCGAACCACCAGTTGCGCAGATACTGGTCATCCGTGGGGATGCTGTTCTGGCGGTTCTTCGTGTCCTGCATGCGCGCTTCACGCAGGCCTGCGTGGGTGTGCGACAGCTTGCCAACGTCCTGGTAGCGCTGGCTGAACTCCTGCACATCCAGCTCGTGCATGTACATGGTCCAGTGGCGCATGATCTGCCGACTGATGTCGCGCGGCGCGTTGATCTCCAGGCAGACGTTGGCCATCTGGAATGGGCTGACGTGCCCCTCGCGCATCAGGAAATTCAGCAGCTCGGTGTTCGGGCTGTCCTGCTTGTCGGGGTTCGAGAGCCTGGCGATGTACAGGATCTGCTTGTCAATGTCGGGCGTGGCCCATTGAAGTTTTACGTGGTCCATCAGGGTAGCTTCCATCTATCGCGGCACGGGGCGCAGGCGCCGTTGATCAGGCGCCCGCTCCACTCACCGCACAGTTCACATTCGCCCGGCGTACCGGGCGGGATTGGCTTAGTCGCCGCCCGGATGGCATCCTCCCGGGCGATGACCTCGCGCTCCTGTGCAAGGTCCAGGTCGTCAGGCATTGTCGGGAAGCTCACACGCCCCGGCGACGCAGGCCAAGGTCTGCATTGCGACGGTGTTGTCGGTCTTCTCAAACTCGGCCAGCTCGGCCCAGTTGATAGCAGGCACAGGGTGCTTCTCGATCCAGCTGGCGAACGCTTCGGCCGTCAGGTTCTGGTAAGGCGCCTGCTGGTAGGTGTGCTCTGACCGAGGCAAGAAGCTCACGCCGCTGATTTCGTCGAAGTGCTCGTACACCCATGCGCCGACCTTGACCCACTCGTCCTCGCCGACGTTGATCGTGACGCTTGGCTTGTGTTCGCACCACTCACGCTGGTACAGCAACCAGTGCTCGAGCGCGTCGATGGCTGAGACCTGGTCGGTGGTGATGGCGCTGTCCGGCGCAGACATAGCAAAGCTCACCACGGCTGTGGAGTCGGGACGCATCACGTCGTCCTCGATCACGAAACCCTTGGCCAGCATGAAGTGGTACAGCGGGTCCTTCTTGTCGACGCGAACGGTGCGGATGTAGTTGCGGTTGTAGCGCGGGTGGATGCCGCTTGCGGTGTTGCACAGTTGGCTAACAGTGCCTGACGGTTTTACGCAAGTGATAGCCGTACTTACGTTGATGCCCAGCTTTTCGGCCCACTCGGTGTTCACCTCACGCGCCCGATCACGCATGCGGTTGAGCACGGACTTGAGCGCATCGCTGCCGAGCGTGCCGGCCGTCAATGCGTTGTCCATGATGCCGGTCAGCGACACGCCAAGGAGTGCCTCCTCGGCCGTGTTCTTCGACCAGGCTTCAGAGACGAATTTGAAATCAGTGAGCGTGGCTTGTAGCGTGCCGAGGATCGTGGCGATCCGCACCTTGCGCAGGAGGCTTTCCTCGGTGTCGTCTTCGCGGATCACCACCTCCGAGAGGTTGCACAGCTGTTTGTCTCGCAGGATGATTTCGCTGCACGGGTTGCAGCCGTAGCTCAGATCAGCTTTGCGACGACCCCAGCGAGCGGCTTGTTTCTGAGCGGCCTCGCGGTTGAAGATGCCGCGTTCGCCAGACTTGGACTTGACCAAGGACAGCCACTCTTCCATGAAGATCTCGGCGCTGGGCTTCTCCGTGTAGGCCACCGAGTTGTTGGCCAGTGCGCGCTGCGCATTGTCGAGCCACCACTGGCCGGACTTGGCGTCACGCATGCGCTGGTCAGACAGGTTGCTTAGGCTGATCAGTGCCGAGCGGCGCACGCCACCCACCACGACAATCTCACCCACCATGCACATCAGATCGTGCACCTCGATGCTGGTCAGCTTGCGGCCGCGCGCCTTTTTGAGTGTCTCGATCGTGAAGTTGAACAGCCGCTTGAGTGGCTCTGGGCCACTGGCTCGGCCGCCGAAAATCTTCAACCTGGCGCCGGCTGGACGCACTTTGCTGTAGTCGATCTGAGGAATGTCACCTACCCACAAATGGTTCAGCAGCGAGTAGTAGGCTTTGGCCCAGCCTTCTTTGCTGTCGGCCACCGAGATCGTGTCGTCCGTCGTGGTGATCTCGTCAGGCACAGCGGGCAGCTTGTTGATTTCTTGGCGCTCGCAGCTGAAGCCGACGCCGGTGCCGCACATCAGGATGTAGAGCGCTTCGGCAAACGACCGCTTACTGTTGATGGCCAGGTAGCTGCAGTTAAAGCCGGCCAGGTTCTCGCGCTCAAGCGCATCGCCGGCAGTCATCAGGGCGCGCATCGAAGGCATCACCTCAAGGTTCAGGATGGCCTGGCGCACTTCGCCCTGGAGCACGTTGCTGAATTGGCCTTCCGTGCGCTTGTCAAAGAAGTCGACGTAGCGCTGCACGGTTTCTTCCCAGGTCTCACGACGACCAAGGTCATCGCGCCAGCGGGAGTATCGGGAGATGTGGATGTATTGCTGATAGAGGTCCATGAGTTCTTCCTTTTGTTGTTCGTTCTCCAGTCAGAGGAGATGGGTTGCGAATCGGTGAGATCAGTTCGTGCGGCGGCCTCCTTTGACAGTGGTCACCCGGCACGCGTTGATCCACTCGACAACGTCCGACTCGAGCCACATCAGCTTGTTGCTGCCGGGGATGCGCAGCCTGGGCGGCAGGGTCTCGGGACGTCGACGAGCGTCGGTCTTGATCGTCTCGACGGTGCGGTGAAGCAGAGGCGCGAGGTCCTCTGCGGTCAGCGTCTTGATGGTGGTGTTCATCGCTCGACCCCTTCCAAGCGATCAGCCACGAGCTTTGCGTAGCCCGCGATATCGACCCAGCTGTCTGCGTAGTTCGGGTCGCCGTTTACGATGCGGCCGATCTTGTGACAGATCATGTCCAGGGCTTCTTGCTGATCCGGGTCAAAGTCTTTGCCAAGCCGATTCGCGTGGCGCGTGATCACCTGCTTGAGTTCTTGCGTCAAGGCTGCGTGGCCGGTGAATTTGCCGTAGCGCGAACCCCGCTCAGCGAGCACCGCTGTCACATCCGTGGCAGGCGGCAGCCCTTTTGGTTTGGCGTAGAACGCCTTTTGAATTGCCTGCTGTTCTGGCAATAGTCCTTGCGTCATCAGTCGATCTCCTTTCTAAAGGTGTTTCCAAGTTTTACGGATTCGGATGCTGTAAATCTGGCTCCAGCTCACGCCGTACATCCTTGCCAGGTCGCAGTTGCGGGCAGTCGACGCCCGAATTGCCAGCACGTCATTGGCGGTCAGCTTTGCGCGGTAGTTGCTTTCGCCAATGCTTGCCGTGCCGTGGCGCCGTCGGTCGTGCTGGTTCTCTTTAGCCGTTGCCCAGCGCAGGTTCTCGACGCAGTTGTTCGCTGGGATGCCGTCGTTGTGGGCGACTTGATGCCGTGGCGTTGGCGGCTGACCGAGAAACGCCAAAGCCACCAGCCGGTGGACTTTGATTTGCTCACGCTTACCGGCGCGGCAAAGCTGCACCTGGCGGTAGCCACTCTTGAGCACGCCTGGATTTAGCACTTTTTGCGTTTGAGCGCTGAAGACTTCGCCGAGGTTGCTCACCGAATAGAGCCCGGCATAGCCCGGTACAGGCTTCCAAATCTCAGTCATCAGTCCTGTTCTTTCATGTAATAGTTCGTCTCAAATCCGTCCCCGCGCAACGGCAGTCCGGGCGCCCAGGGAATCGGGCGACCCATGATTTCTTCGGCTTGCTTTAGGCTGCGCGTGCTGGCGAGGTGAGCTTCGAGCACGATCTCGTCGTGCACGGTGAACAGCTGGGGGAAGTCCTCGGCGTCCAGCGCGAGCATCGATTCTCGCAGGCAGTCACGAGCCACTGCTTGCGTAATGTTTTCCACCAGCTTGCCGCCGTAGGTGGCCAGCCTGGTCCACTGCTTAGTCTTCTGGTCGAGCCCTTCGTAGGTCAACGCGCCGGCGCTGGCCACCACGTAGCGGCCGCCTGCACTGGTTTCGCGGTACAGGTCTTCGGCCTCGATGCGCGGCTTGACGTAGGCCAGTCGCCGACCACTGGGCAGCTGGATAAAGAGGAAGCCGGACTCGTAGCTGAACACGACGGTGGCCCGCTTGCCAGCCACCGGCATCGCGACCTCGGCCTTGTACTTCACGGCCATCTTGGCGCAGCGTTCGGTCTCGTACCAGAGGTCAACGATCTCAGGGTTGGCCTCGCGCCAGGCCACCTTGATTGGCTCGAGCTCCTCCTCGGTCAGGCCCATCTCCAGGGCGCCCATGGTCTTGAGCGCGCCGGCGCCACCCTGGTACCCCAGGGCCAGCTCCGAGATCTTGCCTTTCTGCCGGTACGGGCTCTTCTTCGTGACGCTGCCCTTGGGCAGCTTGAACATCTGCTCGGCCGAGGCTTCGTAGATCTTGCCGTGGGTCTGGAACACCTCGAGGCGCCATTCGCACCAGGCCAGCCACGCGATCACACGGGCCTCGATGGCGCTGAAGTCGATCGGAATCAGGCGGCAGCCGTGGCGGGCGACAAAGGCTGTGCGGATCAGCTGGCTGAGCGTGTCGGGCACGTTGCCGAACAGCAGCTCGAGCGTGTCGTAGTCGCGCGCCTTCAGCAGGTTGCGCGCAAGGTCGAGGTCCTTGAGCTTGTTCGAGACAAGGTTCTGCACCTGCACGATCTGCCCGGCCCAGCGACCCGTCCGGTTGGCGCCGTAGAACCGCGTCAGCCCGCGCACAGCCCCGTCAGAACAAACTGCCCGGGCCATGGCGTGGTACTTCGAGACGCTGGTCTTGGCGAGCTGCTGGCGCAGCTCAAGCACGCGGCGCACGACGTCGCTGTCGGTGGCCTCGAGGACCTTGGGCACCGTCTTCTTGGTCAGGTCGGTGATGGTGTCGTCGTCTTCCTCTTCCTGCAGCCAGGCCAGCAGCTGGTTGCGGCTGTTGGGGTTGCCCAGGCCGGTGAGCTGGATGGCCTCGGTCAACAGGCGCTGCTTGAAGATGGTGTCGCACTCGATCGCGGCCTCGACCAGCTCGCGGTCGACCAGCACGCCGTGGTTCATCATGCGCTGGTCCAGGTGCCAGAGCTTCCACTCGATGTCGGGCACCTGGAACCTGGCGATCCTCTCGCTGATAGCGTGCTCAGACTCGACGTCCTGCGCGCAGTAGTCCTTGAACAGTTGCCACTTGACTGGGTCGTGGTGAGGCAGGTTGCGCGTGCGCTCGCCGTTCTTCTTTGTCGGCTTGCACGGAATGCAGAAGTAACGGATCAGGCTCCAGCCGATCGAGCTCTTTTGCTTGTCGGGGGCCAGGCCGATCACCTTGCCGACGTCGCCCAGGTTGCCGGGCAGCCCGAGATACAGCGCGTGCACGCTGGTGCAGCGCCACTGCGTCTCGTCCAGCCGGCGGCCAAGGTGGCGGCTCAGGCAAGCGAGCTCGAAGGCCGCGTTGTAGGCGGTCTTCAGGATCTTCGGATCATCAAGCGCGGCCAAGATGTGCGGCGGGATCTGCTCGCCCTGGGCCAAGTCGATTACCTGCGCCCGGCCGTCGTCCCACTTAAAGCCGAACAGCAGGATCTCGAAGTCGTCGCTCTCGACGTACCTGTGCACGCCGCACTTCTTCAAGTCGACACTGCTGTAGGTCTCGAGGTCCACGCGAAGCGTCGTCATTCGTCGACTTTCGCGATGCGCAGGAGGGTGTCGGCCTGGCGATCGGACAGGAACATCTCGTCGCCCCACTCTTCGTATTTGTCGCGCAGGTCGCTGACGAACTGCTCTTCCCAATCGTTCTTGGCGTAGCTCTCGGCGCTGTCGAGGATGTCCTCGAAGTCCAGCGTGAATTCATGATCTGTAACTCGCATGGTCTCTTTCCGTTGTTGCCTCTTTGGTGATGGCGGTCCGTCACCAAAGAGGGCCCCGAAGGGCCCCGGGTTTAGTCGGTCAGGCCGGTGACCTCTTCGACGATCTCTGCTTGGGGTTCAGGCTCGACGGCGGGTGCCGGCTGGTTGGCCTGCTGTTGCTTGACCTGCACGAACAGATCCATCACCAGGTCGTGGACCTGGGAGTGGGGCAGCTGGCGCAGGGCGCCGATGATCAGATCAGCGGCTTGTGGGGTGACGTTCAGGGTGATCATGGTTTTCCTTTCACTTGTTCAAAACTTTGACTCGGGTGCGCTTCTCCCAGAGACCGGCGAGCTCGGGGTGCTTCAGATCGAACAGCTCGCCGAGGTACGGTGAGTGGTGGTCGTTGATCTTCCACGCTCCACCTGCCTCGCGAACTGCCGAGTGGTGCCTGAGGAAATGCAAGATGGTTCTGGCGGAGTAGTGCGAGAACCGAGCCGTGATGACCGTGAAGACCTCGTCTTCGAAGGCATCCCAGACATGCAAGTTGTCCGGGAGCCAGTCGATGAAGTCGTCGGGGAAGCGGTGTTCGTGCCGCTCCACCAGGTCGAGCTCGATCCTGCGCATCTACTGCCTGCCTCAGGACAGGAAGTCCTCTTCGACGGCGGTGAAGTCGTCTTCGGCGCGCGAGCGGCCAGACAGCGGCTCACCGTCGGCGGTCTTCTGCACGTTCTGCAGACCTGCGCCGATGCCTTTGTTGCCGTTCTGGTTGTACGCGTAGAAGTTGATCGACACGCGGCCATAGCAGCCGCTGTACATCTCGCTCTGGTCGAGGATCGGGTTCACTGCCGCATCAACGACACCAGGCTTTTGCTTGCTGTTGCAGTTGATGAAGAAGTGGCCCTTGTACTCGGGGCTGTCGCGCTCGGTGTCGCCGTCACGCAGGGGCATCTTCAGACCCGCAGGGATCTTGCCGCCCCAGGTGGCGACGCCGGCCTGCTTGGCAGCCTCGACGGCGGCCTGGACCTTGGCCAGGGTTTCCTTGTCGGACTTCGGGATCAGCACGCACAGGCTGTACTTGGCCTCTTGACCAGGCTGCGCAGCACGCGGCTCGAAGACGTTGACGTAGGACAGACGCACCTTGCCGGTGACGATCTTGGTGGGGGTAGGTTTCGTGCTCATGTGGTTTCCTTTCTGATGAGCTGGTTCACTGAAAATCTGCTGCGGCGGAAGCCACCGAGCTGAGGGCCGGACGTTTATCGCTCTCCGGTACGAGCGTTGGTTTGCCGCTCGGCTTGATGACCAGGTCGTCAAGCAGTTCGGCGAACTTCTTCTTGCCGATCGCCTTCTCCATGGCAGTGATGCCAAGCAGAGAGCGTTCGAAAATCACAGCCTCGGGGACGCCGCTGTCGACCAAGCGCTTGGCGACGTCATCGGGGCTGCTGTATTTGCGGTTGCTGCGGCCTTCGACCAGCTTGAAGCCAGGCCACTGGCGGCCGTGCTTCTCGGCCTGCGTGAGCGCGAAGCTCTGCACGTCCGAGATCCACTTCGCGACCTCGTCGCCCTTGGCTAACACCTGCGCGATCTGCTCGTCGGTCAACAGCGCCGGTTCAGTCAGGGCGAAGTCCTTCTTGGCCAGCTCGAGGTTGGCCTCGGCCCGCGCTGCGCACTGGAACCTCGCGCGGCAGAACCCACTGGCGCAGTGCTCGCCTGGCACGAACTCGCCGGCGCCTTCCCACGCGAGCTTGGCGGCCGGCACGACCACGTCGTCGGCCCACTTCAGCAGCTCCTCGATCGTCAGCTCTTCGCTGCCGAAGTTGTCCAGGCGCGGCTGCAGTACGGTCATGCGCACGCGCTTGATGTCGTACAGGTGCGCGAGCTCGTTGTAGGCGCCCAGCCCATACAGCCGCATCTGGCTGTTGTCCTGGGCCTCGATGAACACGCCCTTGCCGTGCTTGTAGTCGAGCACTTCGACCAGGTCGTCGGTGATGATCACCAGGTCGCCGGTGCCGAAGCCCTCAGGCACCCACACGCTGAAGTCCAGGCGCTGCTCGACCAGGATCACCGGGTCCTTGCAGCGCGCTTTCGCTTCCTCGATGCGCGCCCGAGCCACGTCGGAGGCCGCGTGCACATGGTCTTCGAGCTCTTGCGACCAGGTGTCGCGCTTCTTGAGCTCGTCGTACTTCGCCTTGGCCTTGCCCGCCGGTAGCTTTTCGGCAGACACCAGCATGGCCAGCTCGAAGATCTCGTGCGCAAACGTGCCTTCGTCGGCGTAGCTGCTGCCCTCGTCGGGGAACTGGTCCTCGAGGTGGGCGCTGGGCGTGCAGGTCAGCCACTTCTTGCTGCCCGAGGCGGACAGCTTGGCGTGGGCCCGGTCGATCAGGGCGACCGGCTTCTGGTGCATGTTGTGGTCGCCGCTCATACCAGCCACCTCGCCACGCGCCAGGCGATGCCGCCGATCACACCGAGCCACGCGCCGGCGACAATGCCGGACAGCGCGATCAGGATGACCAGCAGGATGCCGTTGGGGATGTTCTTCATACCGGCGCCCCCTGGATGCCGTCGTCCGGCAGGATCAGCTTGGGCGCCTGGATGGCCGGGGCTTCCTGAGGCTCGGGCTCTTTGCTCCACGCCACGGCGGCGGCCAGGATGTCGGCCGCGTGCTCGCGGAGGTACAGGCCCACGAGCTCGGCGGTAGTGAAGATGTCCTTGCCCTCGGTCAGCGGCGGATCAATGGCGGCCTGGAAGACGATCTCGTCGTCACGGTCTTCGATCTGGATCAGTACGCGGGCCATGGTCAGATCTCCTCGGCTGCAGCCAGCACTTCGGCGTACTTGTCCGACGGCAGGTCGGTCAGCTTGGCCACGCCGAACTGGTCCAGCAGGGCCTTGGCTTCGGCCTTCTTGCCGGCCTGCGACAGCGCGGCCAGCTTGGCGCGCACTTCCTCGAGGGTGACGGGCGGCTCTTCGCGGACGACAACGTGCTTCTCTTCAGCGGCCGTATCGCTTGCAGCCGCAGACTCGGAGGTCACAGCGGCGGCTTCCGGGGTCGAAGTAGCGGCAGCCTTTGCTGCCTTCGGCTTTTTTGCCGCGTCACGCTTGGCCTGCAGGGCCTCGCGGGCTGCGTCGTCTTCGCGGTTGGCCTGGGCGTCGGCCAGGTCCTTGGCCTGCTCGACCGTCAGCGAAGCGCGCTCGACCAGGGTCGAGTCGTTGTTGAACTGCTCGAGCAGTCGAAGCGCCGCCGTCATTTGGGCGGGCGTCTTGGGGGTGATCGTGATTGTGATCATTGCCATCTCTCTTTCGTTTGGTTGCGGGGGATTACTGGGCGACCTGTTTGAGCTCCAGGACTTCGCCTTTGAGGCTGAAGATCTGGTTGTCTGCGGCTTGCAGGAGCGTGCGCAGCTCGTCGCTGGTTTCCTCGAGCTCGTGGATCTGGTCGAGGCGCTCTTTGGCGACGAGCTCGGCGTTGTCGGCCCGCTCGCGCTCCTCGTCGCGCTCTGCCTCGAGGTCGTCGATCTCGCTCTTCAAGCGGTCGATCTCGGTGTCCTTGTCCTCGAGCTCAGACAGCAGCGCGCCGCGCTCGTCAGAAAGTTCGGCCAGGCGACGGGCCAGCTCGACGATCAGGCCGTCGGCGTAGTGCTGGTCGCACTCGCGCAGCAGCTCGGCATCGGTGAGGTGGGTGTAGCTGGGAAGGTGGCTCATGCGGACCTCCCAATGCGGCGGACCTTGTTGCCGGTGGCGTGGGCCGCCTGCTGCGCACGGATGCGCTCAAAGGTCTTGCGAACGTCGGTGTTCGCGGCACTGATGTACTTGAACCGGGGGTCAAGAATGTGGATGGACGGGTCGATGCGACGTCCGGGGGTGCTGTCAGCCATACTTTCTCCTTTCACTGTTTAACTGGTTAGCGGGGCTGCCGGAGGTAAGTATAGCTAACATTCACAGGCAAACGCAAGCGCCGGCAAAAGCCGACGCAAGTCAGGGGTTTTTAGTCAAGACCTGGACAACGGCGGACAGAGCTTCGGCAGCCGTGGCGGCAGTGTGGACAGTCGCGCTTGCACCGATGATCACCAGGTGCGTCTTCGTCTCGGGCACTTCGTTGGCCAGCTGTGCGAGCTTGGCGGCGATCTGCGCCGGGGTCTGCGCGAACACGAACAGATGCCCATCCTGACGCAGATCCGGCAGCACATCCAGTTGTTGCATTTCCACCACAGGGGTTTTCTCTACCTCCCCGAACTCGCCGGTCAGGCGCCAGACCTCGTTGACGTCAGAGGCGTCGTTCATCAGCCACTCAAGCGGCACGCGTGTCGCCTTGGAGACTGCGATCAGGTGGTCGGTGGTGGGCTTGGTGCGGTGCTCGGGCTCGGCTGCCTCCCACAGAGCCACGGCGCCGCGACTGACACCGCAGCGCTTGGCCAAGTCCTGTTGAGTCAGATCCGCGAACTTGCGCGCCTGTCGAAGGCGCTGCCACAGCTCAGACATTGTCGTTCTGCCTGGGTGAGTCGGAATGATAGTGTGCGGCAGCACTGGACAAATGGCAAGCGCATACATGGCTGGGATGTTTCAAGGTTTTGTCGTACAGCAGTGGGATCAAGTTTGTCCTAGACAAAGCGGTCGTGGGAGCAGCAGTCGACCGGCCGCCGATCCGAGCCGACCGGCGGAGGACTAGCGCTCGGGCGTTAGCTGCGCTATCATTCGGCGCATGAGCGTAAGTGAAATCATTCGTCAGCTCGGTGGCCCGGTCTCTCTTGGCCGCCACCTGGGCATCCGTAGCCAGGCGGTCAGCCTGTGGGTCCGCAATAACCGGATCCCGGCTGAGCGCGTGCCTGAACTCGAGCGCATCGCACGCGATGCCGGTGTGGACGTGCGCGCTGAGCAGATGCGCCCCGACGTGAACTGGGGTGTGCTCAGGGGCGAGTCGTGACCGAGCTGCGGCTGGCGCTATCGCAGGGCGCGGTTCGCGCGCTCGTCGAGGGCGCCGTGCTCGAGTTCGATGTTGAGGATGAAGGCATCCGCGTGTTCTTGCGCTGCGATGACGAGGCGTTGCTGTCGTTCAAAGAACAGGTCGAGCGGGCACTGTTGAACATGCTGCCCGTGGGCCCTGTGCCGCACTGAGATCCCTGGCCAGGTAAGGCTCCGAGTCAGCCGGCTGCCGATACGCGAAGAAAGGAGCGGCGCATGACCGCACGACAGGAGTATTTCGATGACCTGCTGAGAGACTGCAAGGAATCGACGGCCCGGGCTGACATCGAGCCCGAAGACGAGGGGGTGGTGATCGCCGCCCTGATTCTCTCGGACAGTTTGAACGGCCTGCGAAAGGCCCTGCTTCAACTGCTCAAGCCTCACCGCTACGATTGAAGGGGGCGGAGATGGCGACAGCAAGACCCCGGGCGCTACCCGTCCAACCCCAAAACATCCCCCAGGATCTGAAGACCATCCCGCGCTGGGTGCTCTGGAAGAGCGTGCAGCGCACCAAGCCCAACGGCGAGAAGGTCTGGGCCAAGATGCCCATGACCGTCGACGGCACGGCGGCCAGCACGACCGATGCCAAGACCTGGACCACCTACGATGACGCGGTCGACGCACTGATCCTGGGCGACTTCGACGGCATCGGCCTGGTGCTCGGCGCCGACATCCAGGGCATCGACCTGGACGACTGTCGAGATCTCGACACTGGCGAGCTCACGGAGCTCGCGCAAGAGGTGCTCGATCGCGTCGACGGCTACGCCGAAGTCTCGCCCAGCGGCACCGGCATCAAGATCTTCAGCCGCACCAACCTCGACGGCTCGCGCACGAAGAAGGAAGTCGGCGTCGAGCTCTACCGCGAGGGCCGCTACTTCACCGTCACCGGCCACCAGATCAACGGCCACGAGCGCGTGCCCGAGTCCGTCCAGGACCTGGGCTGGTTCGTGCAGAAGATCTGGGGCGAGGAGCTCGCCCGTGGTGTGCTCGACGGTGACGCAGCTGAGCTGGCGCTGGCCAACTACAAACCCCCGCTCGAGGACTGGGACCTGGACCGCGTGGTGCAGGAGGTGCTCGTGCACCTGGACCCGGACGGCGGCTACGAGGAGTGGCTGTTGATCGGAGCTGCGCTGCACCACCAGGGGCAGGGCGACGAGGAGTGGCTCGAGGCCTGGGACAACTGGTCTGCGCAGTCAGGCAAGTGGGTCGAGGGCTATTGCGCCGACAAGTGGAAGTCGTTCTCAGAGCAGCGCGTTGTCGGCCGTGGCGCGGTGACGTTGGCGTCGCTGCTCAAGAAGACCAAGGACGCCCGCGTGGCGGCTGAGCGCAGCGAGCGCGACGTGGTGATGGCCGAGCTCTTGAAGTCGGTCGAGGAC